CGCGGTCAAGACTCACGCAGCCGCTCTCGGGGGGCTTGAGACGCTCCCGCAGCACTGCATAAACGCCCGCTCCGACGAGTCAAAGGCATTCGGGCGGCGCATCACCTCCTCTAGGCACGGGCAGGGGACCGCACGAATCGACGCGGCAATCGCGGCGGCCATGGCCATGTGGGCCTACGACAACAACGCACCCGAGGAGACACACATCTGGACCCTGCACCTCTGAGCGGGGGAGCGTGGCGGCACCATGCCATCGAAGAGAAAGGCGGGACATGGGAAAGCTGATCAACTCAATCGTAGACGCTATCTCGGGGCTTGGAGAAACGAAGAGCCAGCCCGCCATGACGCAGGCCCGGTTCCCGCACCTTGACCTCGTGACGGGCGAAAAGTACTTCGTGGATGACGTTGCCGACGCCTACTTCTCGAACTCGTTTCGCGCGTGCCTGCTCGCCAAGGCGCGGCCAATCTCGACGCTTCCGGTTGACGTGTTCACACGGGAGAGCGGTGAGAGGAAGCGCGACGATGCCCCTGCGGCGGTCGCTCTCTCCCTCCTTCTGCGCCATAGGTGGAATCCCACCCTTACCAGCGCCGAGGGGCTTCGCTGGGCGCTCATGACGAAGGATACCAAGGGGAACGCCTTCGTCCGCGTTCAGTACGACGGCATGGGGGTCCCCGTCGCGTTGTGGCCACTGCAAGGCGAACCGACGGTCACGTTCACGGCAACGGGCGAGCCCGTCTTTGACTACTCCGGGGACTCGCGAGTGCCCGCTGGCAGGTACCTCAACAACGAAGTCATCTGGATCAAGAGTCCCGTCATAGACTCCGACGGGTACACGGGCGTATCGCTTGCGAAACTAGCGGCCCGTGAGCTTGGGATGTCAATCAACCTCGAACGGTTCTACGAGAAGCTGATCACGAATGGGAGCCACTTCCCCCAGTGGATCGAGTCGGACGCAGAGCTTACCGACAACGACCGCACGAAGCTCCAACAGCAACTGAGCGACCACAGGGGCCTTACCTCCGCAGGTGAGGTGCGTCTGTTCGACCACGGGATGAAGGTGCGCCAGTCCTCGCTCTCAATCGCCGACATGAGCCTTGTCGAGCAGGAGACGTGGATCCTGCAGCAGTGCTGCCGCACCCTCTCCGTTCCTCCCCAGAAGGTCTACGACCTCTCACACGCCACCTACTCCAACGTCGAGCAGGGGGCGCTGGACTTCGCCAAGGACTCGCTCACGCCCGAGTGCAAGGCGCTCGAACAGGCCTTCTCTGACGTTCTGTGGAACACGGGAATGAAAGATTCCTACGTGCAGTTCAACATGGACGGGCTCCTCCGAGGCGACTACGAGAGCCGCATGAACGGGTACCGCACATCCGTGCTTGGTGGTTGGATGACCCTCAACCAGGTGTGCGAGAAGGAGGACCTCCCCAGATTCGAGGGCGGGGACTTCCACATGGTCTCCTCCGCCTACTCGGTGATTGACCCCGACACGGGAGAGATCACCCAGGTTTCGAACGGCAACGCGCCCGACGTTGGAGGATCCGGCGAAGGCGTCGTGCAGACCACTGGCAACCCCAACGGCAGGCCCAAGGACGTGCTGGGACCCGTGTACGCGGACATGTGCGAGCGCGTCTCACAGCGGTTCTCAGACAAGGGGGTAAGCGACCAGACGCGGCTCTTCGCCAGCCGGGTCCTCACACCCTACGCGGACGCGTGCGCCGAAATCGGTGAGCCATACGACATGCAAAGCGACATAGAGAGGTTGGCCCGAGATGCACGACATTGACGTTTACGGAACCATCGGCAGCGGCGGGTGGCTCGATGACGAGGGCGTCACCGCGAAGCAGCTCATTGACGCCCTGAGGGAGGCAAACGGTGACGACGTGTGCATTCACGTCAACTCCGGCGGCGGCGACGTCTTCGACGCGCAGGCCATGAGCGAGTCGATCAGAGCCTACGATGGGCACGTGACGGCATCCATCGAGGGCCTTGCCGCGTCCGCAGCCTCGTTCTTCGCCCTCACGGCAGACGAGGTGGTTATGAACCCGTCCGCCCTCGTGATGGTGCACAACCCGTCCACGTACGCTATGGGTGACGCCAAAGACATGAGGGCAGCGGCTGAGCGCCTTGACAAGGTGCGCGGGACCATCGTGCGCACCTACACGGACAAGACCGGCAAGGACGCCGAGACCGTTGGCGCGTGGATGGACGCCGAGACATGGATGGACGCTAACGAGGCAATTGCAAACGGACTCGTGGACTCCCTCACGGACGCCAAGCCTATCGCGGCCTACGTATCCAAGGACGTACTCAGCGCCTATCAGAACGCCCCTAAGGGGCTGGAGCCGCATGCCACCGCAGAGTCCCACGCGAGTGCAGACCCCATTACCAGCGACGAACAGCTGGCGGGGGAGCCTGAACCTACAACCTTTGAAGACGAGAAGGCTACCGAGTCGGAGGCCGGCAAGGTAGGGGTGGAGGCCACTCCAAAGGCATTCTGCGTCGCAGGAACATTCCTTAGAGCATAGGAGGCACCACCCATGAAGTCTTCGATTCAGATCCACAACGAGATGCACGCGCTGGACGAGGAGATCAGCAAGGCAACCGACGCCTTCAATTCAGCAGAGGGGGACGCGCGCGACGCCTTCCGCGACTCCATTTGCGAGATGAAGGGCCAGAAGAAGGCCATGAGCGACCAGCTTGGAGACGTTCTCGCCGAGGAGGACTCCATCCGCAAGGGCGGTGGCATCCCCATGGCCGCAGAGACCACGAAGCCCCGCGCTCTTGACGTGGCCACGGCCTTCCTAGGCACTCGTGATGAGTTCTCCCAGCGCGGATCCATCATGGACATCTACAACAAGACGGCCATGAAGTTCCCCATCGTTGACGCGGCGGACCCGACCCACCAGTTCGGCCTTCCCACTCCGACTAAGACCGACTATAGTCTTACGTCCAACATCATCGAGCTTCCCATCTCGTTCGTTGACACCCTCTCCAAGGCGACCACGGACGCGAACCTTAACTACAAGGTCGCAGGGGCTTTCACCAACAACTCCGCGACGTGGGTTCCCGGCACCGTCAAGGCTGAGTCCGACGAGAAGTGGGAAGAGGCATCCGCGAGCCTGTTCACCGTGGCCCACCACATGCCTATCTCCAAGCAGACCGCCTACCACTACGGCCAGCTTAAGTCCCTCATTGGCAACGACCTCATGTATGGCCTGAAGATTCGCGAGGACGAGTACGCGCTGCGCCTTAACGATGACGCCACCAGGCAGGGCGTTCTTAAGAACCCGCTCATTCAGACCTACGTGGCCAAGAAGGGCGAGAAGTTCTACGACTCGGCGCGGCGCATGAAGACCCTCTCTTGGATGAACTCCGGCTACCAGCCCACTTACCTCGCCGTTCACCCCCTTGTCACCGAGGAGCTTGACCTTGCGAAGAGCGCAGACGGTGTTTACCTGCGCCTGAACATCGACGGCAAGATCTGGGGACTTCCCGCCATTGAGGATATCAACCTCTTCGAGACCACGGGAACGGGAGAGTCCGCCACGACCACCTACGGGGCGCTGATGTACAACAGCGTCTCTGCCACGTGGTACACGTCCCAGAACGACGCCCTCTCCATCGGATTCGTGAACGACCAGTTCATCCGCAACGAGTACACCCTGCTTGCCGAGGGCGAGCACCTCATCACCGTCCAGCGCCCGAAGTCGTTCGTCTACCTGCCCGACGCCATCTCCGTGGGCCAGTAAATGACCAGTCTCGACCCCGATACCCGAACGCGGCTCTCGCTCAGCGAGCTGTCCGGCGTAGCCCTCCAAGGCTCGCCGGGCAGTGCCCGCGTGCGCGACGTTGCCATGGAGTCGGATACCGAGATAGCCCCCTTGGATGACGGGACCTTCTCCTTACCAGCGACGAGCGTCCCCAGCCTCCTAGAGGTCTCTTGGGAGCTTTCGGGCGTCACTCTCACCGCCGAGGCGGATGTGGTTGCGCAGCACTACTGCGGCCTTGACGCTGTGAGAGCCTACCGGCCCGACTACGAGCTTGGCAAGGCCTCCGATGACGCTGTGTTCGCCGCGAGGGCGCGCGCTGAGCAGGTAATCGAGGAAGAGTGCAAGCGTGCCTTGCAGCCCGTCCTCAGAATCGGGTTCGCAGACCGACCCTGCGCCATTAAGACCCGTGGGATGGTGGTAGGAGACAGCGGGTACGACCCATGCCTCGTGCGCACCGTGGCTGCTTACAGCGCCTCTGGCAAGCCAGTGAACGTCCCGACTGTGGGAAATGGTCCGTACATCGACCTTACAAACGTAGCTTTCGGAGACGCTGCGAGAATCGCTTACGTGACGGGAATGGCGCACATCCCCTCAGAGGCACCCGCAGCGGTCGCAGCCCTCGCGTCATGGTATCTGGCACCAAAGACGGCCCCGGAGAACGCGACTTCAACCTCTACCGACCTTGGCGTTATGAGCTTCGTCATAGCCGGCGTCCAGGGGGCCGCTACCTCAATCCCCGAGGTGAACGCGCTCATAGCGAGATACCGCCTGAACGCACCGAGTGTGATCTGATGGGCAGCATATACCAAGGCGTGAGCGAGCGAATCCTAGAGATTGCTCAGGAGTCTCTGGGAGGCATCGAGAGCGCACCAGACCGCATCTCAATCGGCGGGAAGGCGACCAAGGTCCCCAAGGAGGTAATCGTGCGCGAGCTTGCCGAGAACGTCTCGGTCAACGACCGCGTAACAACGCAAGCGTTTGGGATGGGCAAGAAGATGTTCGCCCCGCTCGACTTGGAGTTCTCCGTGTCAATCGAGCTTTCGAGCACCAGGGCTGGCCTATTGGACGCTTCTAACGACGTCTCCATGTGGTGGGAGCTGATAGCGCGCGGGGTGGCGGCTGACCGCACGCTTGGGGGGCTCGTGTACCACTCTGTGCCCTATCTCTCCAACTCAGGGAGCGCCTTGCGCGACAACCAGTACATAGCAGCAATTGACGGGGGAGTTCGCTGCAAGGCTGAACTCTGCCCGCTTGACTAGGAGGTACCAAAATGGCTATCAACCCCTCTATCGGCTCCGTTGGAATCGCCGTGCAGGCGAATCGGGACACCCCGGCTGCGAAGCCCTCCTACGTGAGCGGACTCACAGGTGGTTCCCCGTTCGGCCTCACGCGATCCATCGCTTCCACCCCCGTTGCCTGCGGCAACCGAGCGCCCTCTGACGCCCGCGTAAGCTCCATCGAGGTGACCCCCTCAGTGGAGTCGCTGTGCTACCCCGACGTGTTCGGCATGTACCTCCTCGCCGCTCTTGGAAACGTCACCAGCGAGCCTGTTGACGGCAAGGAAGGGTACTTCCGCCACACCTTCAAGATGGGGTCAACCCTTCCATTCATGACCCTGTGGAGCCAGGTGGGAGTCGACAACTTCACCAGGGCCGATGGGTGCAAGTGCTCGCAGCTGCAAGTCAAGGCGACGGGTAACGACCACCTCGCCATGAGCGCGTCGTTCACCGGCATTGATGCTCAGGTTGGCATCGACGCAATCCCCGGAGACGTGGCTGCTTCTTGCTACGGCGGCAAGTACACCACTACCGACTGTGAGTTCATGATGGACGCGGCTTCTGACGTGCCCACCGAGGCGCTTGTCTCCGAGGCCACCTTCACCATCGCCAACAAGGTCTCGGGACTCACGTCTCTCGGACGGGTCACCCCCCGAGACATCGCTGACGGGAACCTATCCGTTGGATGCTCCGTGACGACTATTCCCGACAACATATTGCAATACAAGAAGATGGTCACTGGGTCCGCGATGAGCACTGCCATCACTGGCAAGGTGGTTATGGGCAGCGTCTACGCGAAGTTCATGCACACCGACGACCCCGAAATGACCTTTGAGTTCACCATCAACCATGTCCCCTTTACAGCCGAGTATCCTAGCGTTGACCCCGAGGGGGCAGAGGGAACCATCCAGTTCACCTCCGATGCTGCGATCATCACCGCCGCAGGCGAGTCCCCTTGTATCGCCCAGGTGGTCAACAAGGTTGCCAGTTACACGGCCTAAGAGGAAGGCGCATGATGGCGGAAAACGTCCCGATGTTCACGCTCACGAGGCTCTCAGACGGGGAGAGGTTCGAGTTCGTCGCGCCCGTCGTGGCGGCGTTCTACGCGAAGCGCAAGATGAAGTCCGACGATGAGTACGCGGGGCTTCTTTCCAGCGACGACGCGACCGACAAGATGATTGTCTCGCAAGTTGACAACGCGGCACACGCAGCCGAGTGCATTCGTTTTCAGAAGGTTGATGGGATAAAGGCACCAACGAAGTTCACGTTTGCTGAAATGTATAAGTTCTTGAATGAGTACCAGTGCGAGCTCATCTTCCCCAAGTCTGAGGACGGCGGGCAGGCAGAGGAAAACCCTTCGGCTACGAGGGTCGGGCCTTCCTAAGCCTCTCTAGGTATTGCTCGACCTCCGTGCGTGACCTCGTTGAGATGGGCGACGAGTGCCCCGAAATCGTCTATCAGCTCTGGTTTGACCTCCAACTGGCAGAGGCGGACGCGAAAGACGAGCAGGAACCTACTTGGAAGAGGCCGGGAGAGAGGGCGACGCAGGCAAGGGACCGCCTGAGGGCGGAGAGGGAAGTCGCGAAGAGGCGGCATAACCTCAGAATCGTATAGCGGGGGAGCGCGGGCGCACCATCCACGTGAGACGAAGTGGAGGTGCGCCCCTTGCTATCCGTAGAGGTAATCAACCTAGAAGAGACAATCGAGGTCCTGCGCGACGTTGACGCGGGAATGGCGTCTCGATTGAAGCGCGAGATCAAGGAGATAGCCAAGCCGACCCTAGAGAAGGCCAAGGGCTACGCGAGGGGCGTTGGGTCAAGGCCGACCGGATCCTATGCCTCCTCGCTCTCGCTTGCCACGAGGGCCAACGGCGTCGTTTTCAAGTCGACCGACCCCGGAGGCGGCGTAATCGAGTTCGCCCACGTTGGGGCAACCATCCTCACGGGCAGGCGAAGGGGCAGAACTGCCCCGGTGCCACACACGCCGGGACCTCCAAGGGCGCTTCTGCGAGCGATTCTTGACGATGAGGGAAGCATCATCCAGCAGCTGAACGAGGCCGTCTCGTCGTACGTGGACGAGGTGGTCAACGTTGGGTAAGGCATCTATTACCATCGCCGTAAACGGCAAATGGAACGGCAAGGGAGCCATTGACGCCGCCGCGAGTTCCTTGGGGCTGCTTAACAAGTCCGTCTCGGGCAACGCGAAGCAGATGGCCGACTACCTCACCAAGCAGGAGAACAACGCAAAGCGCATGAGCCGCCTTGCTGCTTCCACGGCAAAATCATCGTCTGCTGACCTAGCGCAGGTTGGCAACTCGATAGTCGAGCAGGGCGGCAGGATATACCAGTTCGGCGCTCAGATGGCCTCTGTAGGCGACACGCTCACGAAGTCCGTCACCGTCCCCATGGTCGCCATTGGGGCCGCAGCGGGCACAGCCGCAGTAGGGTACGACACAGCTCTTGCCAACGTCCGCAAGGCTAGCGACATGACGGAATCCCAGCTTTCGGCCTTGGGGCAGTCTGCCATAGAGCTGTCCAAGACCCAACCGGTCACGGCGGACCAGATACTGAACATCGAGGCCCTCGGCGCTCAGTTCGGCATCGCGGATGACAAGCTTGAATCGTTCTCCAAGACGGTTTCGGGCCTTGACATAGCGACGAACATGGACGCGGAGACCGCCGCCACGCAGATGGCGCAGTTCGCCAACATCACCGGCATGGCCGACGACCAGTTCCAGAACTACGGCTCAACGCTCGTTGCAATCGGCAACAACATGGCAACGACCGAGGACAAAGTATCGGCAATGTCCCTGAGGTTCGCGTCTGCGGGCCACCAGGCGGGCCTCTCAGACGCGCAGATTCTCGGCATGTCGGGCGCACTCAGCTCCCTGGGCGTGGAGGCGGAGCTTGGCGGCTCCGCCCTCTCAAGGACGTTCACAGACATAAGCCTCGCAGTCTCCGAGGGCGGGGGCAAGCTGGAGGCGTTCGCCTCTCGCGCCGGCATGAGCGCAGAGCAGTTCGCTTCTGCTTGGAAGGACGACGCGGCGGGGGCGTTCACGGCGCTTCTGCAGGGCATCAAGGATGCCTCCGACTCGGGCGAGGACATGAACGTTGTCCTAGATGAGCTTGGCATCAATCAGATCCGCCAGTCGGACGTGATGAGGCGTCTGGCTGGTTCCGTGGACACCGTAACAGGGGCGCTCGATCTGTCCACGGATGCATGGCAGAGCAACACGGCGCTGCAGGCGGAGGTGGACGCCAGAAACGAGTCCATGGCGGCGCGCTTGCAGGTGCTGCAGAACAAGGTGCAGGCGGTTGGCATCGAGGTCGGCGGGCCCCTTGTCAACGCCCTGATCAGCGCCCTGGACTCGATGCAACCGCTCTTCGACGCCATAGAGAGCGGCGCCAGGTCTTTCGCGGACGCGGACGAGGGCACGCAGCAGTTCATAGTCGGGATAGCGGGGATAGCGGCGGCGTCCGGGCCGGTTCTCTCGATTCTCGGAAGGGTGACGGAGGGCGTGGGAGGGCTCACCGCGAGCTTCGGACACGCGGTGCAGGACGTGGCCGTTTACGAGGACGCCATGAACACCGTGGACGGCTCGCAGATGAGGGTCTACTCCAGCGCCGAGACCACGGCAACAAAGATGGGCCTGGTGAAGAACAAGGTCGCCGAGGCAGCTGGCGGCGTGAGCACCTACGTTTCGAAGTGGGAGGAGTGGTCCTCCGCCTCGAAGCAGGTGGAGTCCAAGACAACGACGCTCAACGGGCTCATTGCGAAGCAGGATGGTCTCACCGGCAAGGCCGCGAAGTCAAACGCCAAGCTCGTTGAGTCCCTGCAAGACCAGATTCGGGAGGCAGAGGCCACCAGAGACGCGAGCGCGGGCGTCATGGACGGCTGGAAGAAGACCGCTGGCGTCATGGACGATGCCGGGAACACCGTCTCCAAGTCGACGGGGCTTCTCTCGAAGCTCGGGGACGGGGCCAAGCTCGTTGGTTCGAACGTCCTTGGCATGGTGGCTAACTTCGGCGCAATGGCCGCCGTGAGCGTCGTGGTAGGCGTGGTAGCCGCAGCAATCGGGGACTACGTTGCCAAGAGCGAGGCGGCGAAGAAGCGCACCGAGGACCTAGAGAGCGCCTCCCGCTCGCTCGTTGACATGCAGAACGCCGCCGCCGGTTCTGCGCAGTCGCAGGCGGAGGGGCTCGGCGACGTCTCCGAGAAGGCCGCAGACTGCCTGCAGTCGATAATCGACCTGAACAACTCCACCCAGGAGACGTGGGACAACCTCGCGACGCAGGGCGCGACCCTCGACTCCTACGTGGCGACCATCGAGGACCTGACCTCGAAGACCTCGCTCTCCGCCGTCGAGCAGGAGCGGCTCAAGATAGCCGTGCAGGGCTACAACGACATGACGGGCCAGTCGGTAGAGATTACCGACCTCGCTTCGGGGACGATCGACGTGTCAACCGAGGCCTTGCAGCGAAACGCCGACGCGTGGAAGCGCAACGCCGAGATGCAGGCCCTCCAGAACGTGGCCACGAGCTACATGGAGGAGGAGGCGAGGGCGTCCATCACCCTCTCGGAGGCGCAGGACACTCTAGGACAGCGGCAGGCCCGGTGGAATGAGTTACACGAGCGGTCTGGGAACCTCACGCGAGAAGAGGCGGCAGAGCTTCGGACGCTGTCCAGCGACTCTGCGGACACCGCAGGATCTATTGCTGAAGCCCAGAAGGCCGTAGACGATGCCAACGCCTCACTTGATGCGGCGACTACCAGCGCCGATCAGGCGACGCAGCAGCTGGCGGACCTCAACGACGCCTACGCGCAGTTCGCGCAGGGCGACCTGGGGGCGGTCTTCCGTGACTCAGGCGTTGACGTTGACGACTTGGCGGGCAGGCTGAGGGACCTCGGTGCCGACACCGAGGCCCTGAACGGACTCACGGCAGACCAGCTCGCCCAGATAGTCGCCGACTACGGGACCTCAACGGATGGCATTCTCCAGGGCCTGGAAGACTACGGCGTGGGCATGGACCACGCGGGCGAGGCAGCAAGGATAGCGGCAAGAGACATAACCGGATCTCTGCAATCAATCGACGGGGCATCAGGCGCGCTCGCGTCCGTTGGCATAAACATGGACGACTTCGCCAGCAAATGTGCGGAGGCGGGGCTCACCACAGCCGACTTCGCAGACATGAGCGGGAGCGACTTCCAGCGCCTCGCGGAGGTCTGCGGAGGGTCCGTTGACGACATGATTGCCCTCATCAAGCAGTACAACGGCGTCCCCGTGGAAGACAAGGACGCCGACGTGTCAGTTGAAGACAGGCTGCTCGTAGACGCGCAGGGCAACGTCTGGCTGTGGAACGGCACCACCCTTGTCGACAAGAACGGCAAGGCCGCTGTAAACATCATTTCTCTGAAGGACGCGCAGGGCAACGTCTACACGTGGAACGGGACGCAGCTCCTGAACAAGGACGGCACGGCTGCTGTCAACGACACCTCCGTCATAGACGCGCAGGGCAACGTCTACACGTGGAACGGCTCCTCACTGAAACCGCTTTATGGATCAGCGACCGTCACGGGCAACCTCAACGGCATGCTCGCGAGCGTGCAGGCGTGGAACTCATCGTCTCTCAAGCCCATCTGGGGCACGCTCACCGTCCAGCAAAGGTACACCTCTCTGCACGTTCCGCAAGCCACGGGCGGGCTCATCGTCAACCACGCCGAGGGTGGCGTAATCTCTCGCTTCATGGCGGACGGGGGCATCGCACCCCGCGCGATGGACGTGAAGCACATCGTTGGAGAGGCCGGGGCGGAAGCGGTCATACCGCTCACGAACAGCCGGTACGTGAGGCCGTTCGCGCAGACCGTGGCACATGAGATGCTGGCCGCGTCAACGCCAAAGGCATTACCAGCGACGAACAACTACTACAACTACTCAATCGTTATCGACGGGAAGCAGTTCGCGGGCAACCAGAGAGCTACCAAGGCTCTGGGTGACCTCGTGGCGGCTCTGGACGTCACGTCGAGGGCAGGGGTGAGCTACTAATGGCTGGAGCCTGGGGAAACGTCGTACAGCACTGGCGCGGCGGAGTCGACGCCTGGATAATCAACGACTACCCGGACAGCGCGGTAATTCGCGTGGTGTGCTCGTGGCAGTCTCTGGGGTGGGGGTACAACGTCCCCAACTCCAACAGCGCATACTGCATGTGCGACGGGCAGGACTCGGGATGGATAGCGGCGGGCGGGGCCTACTCCGGCACGGGCCAGACGGTGACGACCACCATGCTCACGCGCGACTTCTCCGTGTCGAAGGGCTACGGAAACGACCGCTACGTGACTTGCACGGCTGGGTTCTATCTGGGCGGGCACCACATCGGCACCTCGACGGCCTCGTGCTCCGTTTGGATCGGGGCCAGGCCCTACGAGATACCGAAACCACCGCTCTCCCCAAATCTCTCTAGGACGTCTGACCAGTCGCAGAAACTCACGTGGAGCGCAAACTACACCGACTCATCGAGCGCCTACCCGTGGGCGGGCGTGTACATCGACCGCAGAACGGACGGCGGTTCATGGGTGACCATCGCAACCGTTGCCTGGTCTACGAATAACCTCACGGATAACTCCACTTCTGCCGGTCATGAGTACTCGTACGGACTCAGGAGCTACAACTCAACGGGGGCATCATCTCGGGTGTCCGTTGGCACGGTGAGAACGTCTCCCACGTCACCAACGTCAGCGAGGCTGCTTGCCAACTCGCCAACTTCAGCCACCTTGTCTGTCTCTGGCGGCTCGTCCTACGTAAGCTCATGGGAGTACCAGACGAAGTTGGGAACGGGGTCTTGGGGGGCGACCAATACCGCCGCCTCTATGCCGGTAACGTTCTCGTTCACAGCGGGGACGCTCACGGCACGGGTGAGAAAGGTGACCGACTCGGGCGGCTCCGGCTCCGTGAAGCTCTACTCGGGATGGGTGGAGTCCCCGTCAATCGTTACCATCTGCCCACCGTTGGCACCGAAGGTGACGGTGAGCGGTGAAGGGGGCGCTTTCGACGGAGATGGCGTTGATGTTATTTGGGTACCGAACCACCCTGACGCCTCAGCTCAGACAAAGGCCGAGATAAGGCTTACCAGCGACGGGGGCACGACAACCTACACCGTTACGGGGTCCTCTACGCGATACAGCATCCCACCCTCTGCGTTGGACGCGGGGAAGACCTACAGCGTCACCGTGAGGACGTGGGGAGTAGACCCTGGCGCAGGCGCCTTGTCCTCACCGCAGGCCTTGAGCATATACGTCAAGCCCGAGGTAACCATCACGTCTCCCGCATTGGAGCCTTCGGTTATCAGCGTGATGCCTCTCGCGCTCTCGTGGACCTCTACGCAGGAGGTCTTCTGCAACGTCTCTCTTTTCGACTCGGAGGGGCGTCAGCTCGGGTTCTGGACAACAAGCTCCGCAAAGTCTGGAGCGATTGAGGTTACGTCTGATCAAGTCTCGCTTACCGAGGGCGGTTCCTATCGCTTCCTCGTTCAAGCTCATGTGAGCCTGGCCCTTTCTGTGGGCGTTGAGCGTAACTTCACAGTCAAGTGGGCACCACCCGCCACGCCCATGGCAGACGTGGCCGTTGACGAGTCGCTTGGTTGCCACGTGCGGCTCGCCTACGGTGACTCGCTGGAATGGTGGAAGTACGAAACATCCGAGAGCGGTTACGCCTCAGACCTAGTAGGGGCGGACTCCCTGCCGGTATCCGAAGAGGGCATATCGCTTGCCTCTCGCGAGGCGGAAACCGGAGACGTTGACGGCGGCGTTGCCACACTCCCGCAAAACGCCGAGGACGACGCGGCGCAGACCGAGTACCTCACCGTCCACAGAATCAACTACGACGGCACGCTCACGCAGATAGGCGGGCACTTCCTAGACGCTCAGACGGCCATAGATCCGCTTCCCCCGTTGGGCGTGGAGTTCTGCTACCGCGTGACCGCGCACGCCCCAGAGACCGGCACGACGTCCTACAAGGACTTCCCCGTGCACATCACAGGAGGTCAGGAGTCCTACTCGTTCGGGCAAGGCGCGGGCACCTCGGTAATCCTAGAGCTTGACGCAAGCGTGTCAGACTCCGTCTCACACACAGGCGAAACCTTCCGGTTCGCCTTGGGAGAGGAGGGGGGCAACCTGCCCACCTTCTACCCGGACGGGGACCTGGACGCGACGGGCACGCGATCGTACGTCATGCACGACGTTGAGTCCTACAGACGCCTCAGGGAGGTAGCGAGGAGCGCGCAAGGCGCTTTGTGCTGGTACAGGAGCGCGTGGGGCCACAGGGCCTTCGGATCGCCCACGTTCACGCTTGGCTACGAGGCCGCCCAGTACAGCCTATGGACCGTTTCCGTGAGCTTCACGGAGACCCAGTGGGAGGAGCCGGTCAATGGCTGATTGGAACGAGCGCTTCGCCTCCACGAGGTACCACTTCGTGCGCGTGTCCAGAAGCACGGGCAAGGAGCTGGGGCTCATCCCGATTTTCAAGGGCGGCTCGATCACGCGCAACCTAGACGTGCGGGCCATGGAGACGGCAGAGCTGAGCAGCGTCTCAAAGCCCGACCTTGGGCGCGACCTCGTGCGGGTCTACATGGACGTCAAGTGGGACGACGGGACCTCGGCACAGGAGGTGCTCGGGACGTTTCTCCCGTCCGTTCCCAAGAGGGATATCGACGGCGACCTCTCCACGTACACCGTGAACCTCACCGGGAGGCTACAGGAGCTTCTGGGCGACTCGTTCTCGCCCCCCGTGGTGATCGGCAAGGGCGCGGACGCAGTGGCACAGGCGAAGGCCGTCTGCGAGGGCGTTGGCCTCACCGTCATAGCCGAGCCTTCGATCTACAGGACGTCGACCGTCAGAACCTACGGAATCGGGGCCGAGCAGAACAACTCAGAAGTGGGGGAGACCAAACTCGACATGGTGAACGACCTTTTGTCGCTCGCGGGGTACTGGTCCGCGAAGACCGACCCCATGGGCAGGGTCGTGATGAAGAGCTACGCGAGCCCAGATGACCGGCCAGTCTCATGGGGGTTCGCCGAAGGCCCGAAGGCGAAGTTCGAGTCAAAGATGACCGAGGAGCGCGACGCCTCAGAGGTGGCGAACCACGTTGTGTGCCGCTATTCCAGCGACGATGTGACCGTCATCGGGGAGGCATGGGACAAAGACCCCAACAGCGAGTTCTCAACCGTGACAATCGGCAGGACGATAACGAAGGGATACACCTACTCCGACCTGCCAGACGGAAATGCGACGTATCAGCAGGACGTGGCGAACCGAAACGCCCAGAAGCTGCTCAAGCAGAACCAGAGCGTCATCCAGCGGGTGACCATGCGAAACGCATACGCGCCCATATCCGTGACTGACTCGGTGAGTCTCAACTTCCCCACGGGGGAGGTCAATGGCAAGTTCGAGATACGCACGCAGACACTGACGCTCAGCGCTGGTTGTCCCACGTCCACCGAGCTAAGGAGGTACACACGATGAACGATGAGCCAAAGCAGCTCGCCGACCGCCTTGCCAAGAGCGTGGCGAGAATCGTCTTGTCCACGTTGCCCCCCTCAATCGTCCGAGAGGTCATGACCGTCACCAGCAATGACGGATCGACTCTCAGCCTCAATCGTGGCAGCTCTGCCTATCCGCAGACCATTTCAAAGATACCGATGCTTACGAGCTGCTCAGGGGCCAAGTCCGGGGACCGCGTAATCGTTGATACGTGTGGGCACGTGAGCTACGCAGTTGGAATATTGGCTTAGGAGGCCGCATGGAAGTAGTCGGGCAATCGCTTTCACAAGAGCCGGACAAGCTCATGCTCGACCCCGTTGAGGGCGAGGTCTACGCCGTGAGGGTCAAGGGCGTGACCTACGGCATAGCGGGAGCGGACGGTGAGGCCGAGCAGGCGCGCGTGAGTGCGGAGTCGGCGCGCGTGTCAGCCGACCAGTTGCGTGAGTCCAGGCAGGCGGACAGCGACGCGAGGCAGGTCGCGAACGATAATGCTCAGGTCGCGAACGATGACGCCCAGACAGCGAACGACACCGCCCAAACGAAGAACAACGCCGACCAGGCGCTGAACAACGCAGCGGCGCAGGGCCTCACCGTCGTGATGCTCGGTGCGGGCGAGTACGACGAGGACACCTCGGAGCCCACGGGCACGGGGGAGGTCGGCAAGCTCTACTACTCTCCCATCCCCGGGGCCACGGGCGACAACGTGTACGCGGAGTGGATGTGGATAGAGGGCCGGTGGGAGCGCGTCGGGGCCTCGGCGGCGCGGCCCGACCCCATCACGACTGACCAGATGGACGAGGTCGCAAGCGAGGGCGTCCCCGCCCCGACTGGGACGCAGACGCTCAACCTCACGGGCCTGTCGTACCTCTGGTCAAAGTTCAAGGAGGCATTCGCTCCCAAGGCGCATACACACGTGGCGTCGGATGTAACGGACCTCACGTCCACTGTTATGGATCTTGTTTATCAAGTTGGTGACTATTGGATTACAGAGTCCACGCAGACACCCGCCCAGCGCGGTATGCCTGGCGTGTGGTCCGCTCAAGAGGACATATTCCTCGTTGGTGCCGGTGGGCTGTATAAAGTGGGCACCACCGGCGGCGAGAGGAGCCACACGCTCACCGTCGCCGAGATGCCGAGACACAACCATATGAACTATGTTGGCTATCCTGGTTCGGGGAGCAATAAAGTTCAATACTTTATTCAATCTTCGGACGTCGCGTATTGGGCCGAAGAATATTCGCAGAGCATGGGCGGCGGCGCGGCGCACGAAAACATGCCTCCGTACAGGGCCGTCTACATCTGGAAGCGAACGGCATAGAGAGAGGAACCACCATGGCACCGCACTACATCGACATTTTCTTCAGCCCGATCCGAGACAGCGAGGTCGCGCAGGGCGCGCTCGTGGGAGTGTTCGTCCTCATGGGCCTGGACGTCCTCTTCGGGGTCGTGTGCGCCCTCATGCGCCACGAGTTCTCCAGCGAGGCCATGCGGCAGGGCATCGGGCACAAGCTCGCGTCCATGGGCTTCATCATCGTGGCGGACATAGTGGATGGGGCCGTGCTCGGTGGCCTTGACATCGGGGTAAAGTCGCCGGTGCTGGTCACCGTCTGCGCGTACCTGCTGCTCATGGAGGTCGGTAGCCTGCTGGAGACCTTCGCGCGGATGAACCCCAACCTGGAGGACAGCGCGGTGTTCCGGCTGCTGGCGAGCGTGGGCCAGGATGACAAGGCAAGGGACGAGCAGGCAAAGGTGGAGGAGTAGGCATGGACTTTGACAACCTGATCGCGGACAAGACAATCTGGCTCACCAGGCACTACACGCAGGGCCGGAGCGGCCAGACGGTGCAGTACCTCGTCTACCACTACAACGACGGCGACCTCACGACCGAGGGATGCTACTCAGTCTGGCAGACGCGCGAGGCGTCCGCGCACTACCAGGTGGAGTCGGACGGCACCGTGGGGCAGCTGGTCCGCGACGCGGACACCGCGTGGCACGCTGGAAACTGGGACGCGAACACCAAGTCAATCGGCATCGAGTGCGCCAACCAGGGTGACAGCATCACGGACGAGGCCATCGAGAGCTGGGCGCACCTCGTGGCCGCACTGTGCAAGGCAAAGGGTCTGGGGCGCCCTCAGGACGGCGTTAACCTCTTCCCGCACGACCACTTCTCGCCGACTTCGTGCCCGGGTCCCCTCAAGGCCGGCACGACGTACCATGCCCGCGCCTTCGCCCGCGCCGGCGAGTGGTACGACGCCATGGTTGTCGGCACGGACGCCGGCGAGCCGAGCGCGCCGGACGCGGGGGGCGACGCTTCGGGCGAGCCCTCCGGCGGCAAGCTCCTGCTCGACGGCGACGCGGGCGTGCTCACGTGGGCGGAGCTCGCCACGCAGCTCGGCCTGTCCGGCTCCGACGCCGACGGCTACCTAAGCCAGCAGTACGCGGGCAACAGGCCATACATGGCAAACGTCAGCTCGGCCATCTGGAACTGGTACCGGGGCTGCCCCGGCTCGCCGACTGTCAGGGCCGTGCAGTCCCGCATCGGCTCGGCCAACGTGGACGGCGTGTGGGGCGCGGTCGACACCCGCCAGCTCCACGCCTACATGAGTGACGCCTGGGGCTACGTGCGCCACGACAACGAGCGGTTCGGCTACGCCACGGCATACAACCTCCAGGACTCGCTCAACAAGGGGCTCTGGCGGTAGACCCAGTGCGGGTCACAGATAGCCAAGCGCCCCCTGCCAGCGACGAAGGCAGGGGGCGCTTTTCATTCAAAACGTGGTGTTGTTTCCTTGTCCCTAGTTCGTCCCAAATCTCTGTACGTGTCGGAAATATGGGATGTTCTGAATGAATAATCGCAGGTATATCATACTGCTCAGGCGTGTTGGAAGTATAAGTTATTTCGTGGCGGTGTAGACTATTCTATAAAACTACAGGTAGAAGGCTTATAAAAACCGAATTTGTCCCAATTTGTCCCAAGCGAACTCTACTTGTCGGCACGGTAAAGCAGCCAAGCATCAGCGACCGTCTGCGCGAACATCTCTTCCTTGGGGCGGTCGTAGTGGATTTCGCCGATGTTCTTGCCCGCGTGCCCCATCATTCGCTCCACCTTGTCCTCGTCCACGCCAAGCTCCCAGCGCATGATGGTGCGCCACGAGTTGCGCAGGTTGCGAAATGGTATCGGATCTATGCCGGCAGATGTAAGGACCTGAGACCATGCGCGCTCAACGGCTCTCTGGCCAAGTGGCTTGCCGAGCCCGTTGTCGCACAGCCAGGGGCCGTTCTCCACGAGCACCGACTCGCTCCAAGGCTCCGGGATTACCACGGGCCGCACGCTCTGGTGATTCTTCAGCGTGTCTAGCACGCGACCGCAGCTATCGATTTGCCTCACCACGTCCACGACGGCGAGCGTCATTCCCGACACCTCTACCGCTCTCGCCTCTCCGAGATCTACGCGCGCCCCTAAAGACTCGCCGACGCGGCATGAGCCGAGGCCGCACAGGACGGCGGGTAGGTAGGCAATGGTGCCCTCTGTGGCCCTCAGGGCGGCCGTGAGCTGTGCGAGGTCGTAAACGTCCTTGCTGTGGACGCGCTCAACTGAACGGGGCATCCTGTACCGGATATCGGCCACGTTCGAGGTGACCACTTCTTGCAGGACGCACTCGGCGAGTATCTGCCTGAGGACAGAGAGGGAAGCGCCCGCCATCGACGTGGTGAGCCCCAGAAGCCAGTCTTGCACGTCGGCGGGCCTTATGCCAGTAACGGGGATATCGCCGAACCTAGGGGCGATGTGCCTATCCCATCTAGACCTGTGGTTGTCAACGGTGGACCTTGATACCTCACCGGCACGGTATCTTTCCCCAATATCTGGCAGGTACCACATTTCGTATGCCTGCTGGAGCGTGGGAACGGGCGCATCATTCGAATGGGCTATCATGGCGCGCGCCAGGGCCTCGTCGGCGTCCTTGCGGGTGCCTCTCACGGTCTTGCTGTGGCGCATGTAGCCGCGACCGTCGTGCAGGTCAGCCCAGTAGCGTATGCGCCTCTTGCCGGGACCTGCGCTTTCGTTTGAGCCCCACGTGGAGCGTTGACGTCGTGGCATAATGGTCTTGCCTCCGTCTTGACGCGGGTGGCTAGGGGGTCTCGCGCCGGTCTTGGTTGGCTGCTGCGCGAGGCTCTTTTTTGTCTAAGACTCCTTATAGGCAATCGCGAGGTTTGCGAGAGCTATGAGCATTATGCAGACCCCA